CATCTTGACCATCAATAGAATAAGCGAATAAAAGTATCTGAAAATCATCACTCATTGCATATTTATATACACCAGATTTACCTATGTCTACAGAGCTGAATGTTTCTATATCAATATTTAAAGTTCTCATAATCGCTCCTTTTTGAAAGTGAAAGGCAGTTTTCACACTGCCCCTCTATAAGTTTTTTTATAATAATGGTTCTCCAGTAACTGGATCTATTTCTACTTCTCCAAATTCATTTTCAGCTTTTATTCCTACGGCTGATAAAGGCTCTCCATCCATTAACTTTTGTACATTACCTAGACCACAACCTATTCCTTTTTTACCACTTACTGCATAAGGGAAAAAGTTCACTGATACTCTCGCATAAATTCCTGAGTATATTTCAGATTGGTTAAGAATTGGTTGAGCTCTTACATCAACTATTCCAGGTTGGTAATCAATCTTTGCACTTGCTGTAAACACCCAGTGCCCTTTACATTCGGGTCCAAATTCTTGGCCATCTGATGGTCTCACTCCGTCTCCATCATATATTGGGATAGTTGGTTTTGGAGGTTTAACTCCATTCCACACACTGCTAATTCCTTTTTCTATTGCTGCATTTATAGCTGCATCTAGTTTCATTTTAGTTTGTACATCAGTCTTTGGAACTAGAATTGTACAACTGTACTTTTCTTCTTGCCCTTTTTCTGCTGCATAAGGTTTAAATAAATGCACATAACTTAATCTTACTTTCCCTGTCATTACTCTAGTATCATTTGCCATAAAAAATCACTTCTCCTTTATTTTATAAATTATTAATATCATCAACTGCACTAAATTCATCCTCCGCCTTTATCTTGTTTGTTATAGCTTCTCTTTTATCTGAAGCTTCTACAAGAGTTGGCTTACCTACATTCATAACTATTAAATCTCCAACTAAATTATTAAAATCTTTTTTACCTATTACCTTTTCTATTTGTGCTAAAGTTAAGTACTTTCTTTCGTATAACAGTTCTTCAGCTATTCCATTTTCTTTAAGTACTTTTATAGCTTCATCTGTGTTTTTAAAACTTCTACTACCTCTACCATTAACAGCCTTCCAACCAGGAACATTATTTCCTTTTAAACTTTCTGCTAATGCATACTCTTTTAAATCTTCTGCCCATTCAGCTAAATCTTGAGCCTTCTGTAGAATTTCACCAATTTCTTCTAAAGATAATTGGTCTGCAGCTTTAAACTCGTACTTAGCAAGTTCTAAATTAACATTAGCCCTCTCTTTACAGATAGATTTAGCTTTACAAAATTTACAGTGTTCACCATTGTTAAAATCACCATCTCCATTTAAAGCCATTACAGCCTTTTCCTGAGCTTTCTTAGCAAAGGTTAGTAAGTAATCGAGACTACATTCCCAAGTGTCTATGCCAGTTAATCTTGGCTGTACGATTGACATTTTAATGTGCTCTATAGGGAATATCATTTCGTAAGCGAGATATGCTCCTAATGCATACAGAAGTAACTGAGCATTATTTTCAACACTTACAGGAACACCTTTTCCATACTTAAAATCTATAACATGTAAGGTATCATTAGAGATTAGAATACAGTCAGCTGTACCAAACCCACCTGGAACATATTGAGAGAAATCTACTTTTTGTTCCACAGCTATATGAGGAGTAGTTGGGTAACTGTACATCTGTTCTTGAATAAACTCTACATACTCATCTGTGTAACCTTGCATTTCTTCCTGGTAAAGTTCTTTTTCTTTCAGCTTCTTCATAGCTGATGTAAATTTCCTAGAAGTTAATCCAGGATCTATTAATTTTCTTACCTTCAACTCTGCTATTTCATGTGCCAAACTACCTTCTTTTGCATATTCACTTTCTACATCTTCAAACTGTTCACAGAGTCTTACAGAAGGCGGACAAGCCATCCACCTTGATGCACTAGAAGGTCCTAATAGTGCATGTGCCATTAAATATCAACTCCTAAATTTTTAAGTTCTTGAACAAAAGCTCCATAACTTTCTTGAGGCAGAACAGTTATAGCTTTAACTCCAAATTTACCTAACAAATCTCTCATAGTTTTTCTGTTATTTTCAGCGTCTTTCTCTACCCAAGTAGCTGCTATTCTTTGTAAATCATCTGCAGTATACTCAGCTGTCTTAGTAGGTAAAGGAGTTGCTACAGCTACAGGTGCTTCTTCTTTTTTAGCTGGTGCAGTAGGTAATTTTTGATTTGGTGTTTCTTCTACCTTTTTAACTTCATCTTTCTTCTCTTCTGTTTTAGATTTAGCATTATCTATTGCCCTTTTAATTTCTTTTTGTGTACTGATTAATACCTCGGTACAATTAGCTTCTATGAACTCTCTTATTTCCTTTTTAACTTCTTCCACACTTCCTGTAAATTCTACTTTTACCATTTATTTATCCTCCTATTTGCATTTTTTAATAAATTGTTGTACTATATAATCGAAATTTGGTTGGTAGTCTGTTGATGATGTGGTAGTCGCAGCAGACTTTTTATTTATTCTCAGCATACTGAACACCTCCTTTCATATTGCATAATTCCAGAGTTCTTTAATATTTATCGTTAAAGGTTCTCCAGTTCTTATATTTTCTAAAACAGCAATATCGCCATCTTCTAAAACTAACTCATAATAGCTATCATTAATTAAAAACATTTAACCATCTCCTTAACTTCTTAATGCCTGTGGCATAACTATGTAATCTGTATTTTCATTGCTAAATTTAATAGCACTTCTGTTATTTTTCCCTAAAGCAATATTAAATTTATTAGCTTTAATCCATTTAAACCACAGATCCACATATTTAAAATTTAAAGAAGTTTTTAAACTAGCTTTTGTATTATCTAACTCCATAATCTCTAAAAATAATTTGGATTCATCGTTTGGGTAAGCTTCAACAGTTACTTTTCCATCTTCAAGTACTGCTAAAGATTTAGCTTTTTTCAACACATCTAGCACATCATACATAAGAGGAGTAGCTGTATTTGATCCAGATAATTCCTCATGGGTATCTTTAACTGTTAAAAGTCTATAAGTATCAGTAAACCCTGCATATTTACTACAAACTATCAACCCTTTAAGATCTCCATTTTTTGCTATGCCAGCAAAATGATTTAAAACTTTTATATCGTCTTCTCTTAAAACTAGAACATATTTCCCTTCATTTTTAGACTTGTATTCAGTTATATCCATTGCTTCTCCTTCCTTAACTCAGATAACTTGAATTTCTTAATTTTTTAGTGTATAATTCAAGTAAATAGATTTTTACTATTTACTTTCAAAACATCTAATGCTTGCTTGGTCGGCTAAGTTAGATGTTTTTTTATTTTTTCTTTTACTAATTCATTTGCCATTTCTTCTATAACTTCTTTAAAAGCTATTTTTACTACATCTTTTATAGCTTCTATATCTAAGCCATTAGTACCTCTTAAATGATTATCAAATGCCATTTTTGGTATATCATAAGACCAGTTCTTTGAGCCTATCTTTATAGCAGTACATCCTGGGATATTTCCCGCTTTTATTTGTTCCCTTATGTACTGCAATGTTCTTCCTTTTAATTTTGCAGCTTCCGCTACTGAGTAGCTGTTCTTTTCCATTTTTTTCCTCCTTAGGCCCATTCAAGTAGGATATCTAAAGGCTTATTTATGCAAAACCACACTACTCTAGCAACCCATTTAAATTTGAATTTTAAATAATTTTTTAAACTTAGTTCCATACAATCAACCTCAAAACCTTTTATCTTTTTACCAGTGTTGGCAATTATAACAGCCTGGCTATAGTTTTGTGTTAGATACTCACCATTTACTAAGTAAGTATCTTTCCAAATTTTTCTTATATTTAGCATTTTTACCATCCCCTAAATTCATAGTTGAAATCCTCATCATTTTTTTCTGTTGTAAATAGACCATACCTTATATAGTCTTCCATAATTCTCCATTCTAATTCATAATAAATAGGCTCCATTTTATCCTTTAAATTAGGATAATTATTGATTAAATCTTCTATAAGTTTAATTTTTGAACCTACGTATTTTGGTTCTTTGAATCCATAGCAGATATTTTCATGGATGTTCTTCTTTTCTTGGTCTTCAATAAACATAATGAAAATTAAATAAGTTTTATCAAAAGTTTTTAATTTTTTCATCAAATCCCTTTGCTTTTCTTGAATTTCCTCTACTGATAGAGTATTTTTTATTGGGTTTTTAAAATACTTTTTATATACAGCAGTTGTCCTGAATTTTTGCTGAGATATTCTTATATCTTCATATTTTTGAAACATCTTTTCGATGTCTCCATAGTATTTCTCCAAATAAGGAAATTGAAAGAATGAAACAGAATTATTATAATCATTCTTGATTCTTTCTATAATATCCAGTGCTTCTGTTATGGTTTTAACAGTAGAATTGTAGTCTTTACATCTGTCTACTAAAAAGCTCATAGCTATTTCGGTGAAAGATTTTTTGTTAGAATCATTATGTCTCATAACTATTTCAGATAATGTATAATTTTTTACTAGATGTTTGTAAATTTCATCTATTGAGTACATAATCCAAGGAGTAAAATCTCTCATTTCTAAATCTATTGCAAAGTCCCTAATATATCTTTCTACTTTTTTCTGATCTAGTTCTTTCTCATCTTTCAATTTCACTGCTTTTAAACTTTCAAATCTTTTCCTTAACATTTCTATTTTTCTCATTTTTATTCCTCCCTTATTTTTTAAGCAATCATCATTTTATACATTTGATAAAGCATTCCTAATGCTCTATCTTTTAGTTCATGTTTACTTTTTTCCAGAATGGCATTATTCTTCTCATACCATTCTTTCGCTAGACTTCTATCACAGAAGTGTTTCCAGTCTACTCCTAGAAAATCTAATTGTTGTCTATCTTTTAATTCTAATAAACCAAATATAATTCTTGCTTCGTGATTTTTAAAATATAAATCTTCCATAATAATTTCCTTTCTTTCTTTTGTGGTATAATCATCTCAGTACCTAATATTTTCTTTTTCTATAGTTTCTCCTATTTTGTCTTAAAAGACAAATATTAATTAAAAAAAATATCTAATATTTTTTCAGAATCTAATTCTAATATTTTTGATATACCTTTGATTTCTTGTAGAGTTAATGTATCTGGATTTTTAATTTTCCTATATAGTGTAGTAGGAGAAACCTTTAAAATTCTTGCTAACTCTTTTCCAGATAAGCCATTCATTAGTAATTCAACCTTTAATTTTCTAGCCTCCATGAAAAACCTCCTTTCTTTTTTTATGTCTTTTAAGACAAAATAATATTAACACATTTTTTTAACCTTGTCAACACTTAAAGACAAAAAAAACAAAAAAATATTGACTAAAAGACAAAAAA